CGTATCAAAAGAGCGTTTTACTGCACTTATAAAGCTATAAATAAAAAGAGCGTTACAAGACTAAGAAACGAGATAGTTCTATTAGTCCTTATCTGAGTCTTTTGATTTTCGTTTTCTAAATGTAGACCCATATTCTCTGCGTCAATCGTATATACGAGCATTTGTAGCGATTCTACATCATTTTCTATACTATCTATTACCTCGTATAGTAAAACCTCTTTAGAGTGGCTTAAAATGGCTTGCTCTAATAAGCTATCCTTTTGCAGTAGCTCAATGTATACTTTATCCATTTGCGGCAAGGTTATACAAACGGTAGTATCTCCGCTTTTATCGATTAAGACGGTCTGCGAATAGCTGAACTTTGTTAGTAGTATTAGACTGGCGATAATTGTTAGTTTTTGTCTCATGTTTTAAAATAATTGTGTCAGATTTAAGTTTAATTTTCTCGATTTCTTGATAGATAGTATCGGTATTACTTAGTGTAATTACTATTTTTTTCGGGGCTACTTTATTCTCCTTACATATATATACAATAGTACATAAAAAAGCTAAAGCGGATACCGAAAGCATTATTATTATTTTATTATTTAGTTCCATTATATTACTTTTAATCCGTACGCAAGTGTAAACCATTGCATTTCTGTTTTTGCTAGTTTAGAGTACATATTTAAGCTATGAGTTAAGTAGTTCTCGCCCCACTTAACAAACTCCCGATACTGAGCGGCGGTAATAGTGTATTTACTATACCATCCGTCTATATGCTTTACATCTTCGTACCTCTCAGCGTGTCCCGCTATTTCGAACATCTTGTCTATTAGTTTTATTACATTCATATTTCTCGTCATTTTTCTATGGTTAATTCTCCTATAGGGATAGCGAGGATATCCTCGTCTATGCTATTTATTATTATATTAAAATTATGCACCGCTCTAGCGTGTACGTCTGAGTTCATCCCTTCCGCTATTTTACTTTGTCTATTTGCCCAATTTTGAAGCGACATTATCGCCTTTTTAAATCCCACATCAGGTATATTCGCCTCGCTTATTGCACTTAACATCCTGACCGAAAGTAGGTATATTTCTTTTTCCGCCTTCATTTTATTTGTTTTTTATATTGTTTTGGGTATATTGTTTTACTTTATTCCAATATTGCAGCGTTTGGGGTATATTATGACCGTTATAGCCGCCGTTCCAAACTCTCGCTATTTTCTCGTCGCTTGCTCCTTCTAAATGTGAGCGTAAAATATTAAACATCTGAATACTTTTAACCTTGTTCCGCCTATCCGATAGCTTAAAACTATCTTTACCTAGTAGCCTATTTATTTCTCTTACCATTATAGGGCGTATTTGTAGGCATCCTACCGCGTCTTCTGCTAAATTGTGAGCCAATGTATCGCCTCCGCTCTCTACTTGCATTATAGCCTCTATAAGATAGTCAGGTTTAGGTTCTACTATATACGCTTTAGGGATAGACATTGAATTAGTGTGAATCGGTAAGAGATAAAGTGCTGAGATTATATATACTTTCATAGCTTAGATATTGATTTCTTTAACTCCTCGAATTTACCCCTAAATTCTCTATCGTATTTCAACCAGTCCTCGACCTTACTTATTCCGTTAAGAACGCTAGAGTGGTGTCTGTTCATAAACCCGCCTATATCCTTTAGGGTAGTGCCTAGTATGTACTTTCGGGCAACGTAGCAAAAGACAAATCTAGGAGTCGTAAACTCTACGTCTCGTCTAAGCCCTAATACATCGCGTTTAGACTCATCAAAGAACTCGCAAACCGTATCCAGTAACCCTTCAAAGGTTAAGCCGCTACTGATTTTAAAACGCTCATAATTTCCGTTAGTTCTGTCTAGTTTAACATCGGCTCTTAACGTCTGTAATTCGCTAGGCTCTAGCTCTAATAGGCTTTCTAGCTTTGCGATATAATCCTCTTGCAATAGAGCCACCTCTTTTATAGATATGTACTCGTTGTAGGCTATTGTATATTCTCTCATTGTTTTGTTTTGTTTTGTTTTAAAAGGGGGAGGTTTTACGCTCCCCTTAGTTGGTTATTTATAACTCCCAATATAGAGTAGAAGTTCTTGTAGCTTTTACAAGGCTAACTATTCCTTTTTTCATTCCCCATTTGATTGCGTTATTTGCGTCTTTTAATTCTTGCTCTAAAGGCTCAACAAAGTTTTTAATTGTATCAAAACCTTCTTCTTTAAGTATGTAAAACATTGGTGTTTTTTGTGTATTTTCCATTTCTTTATCTGTTAATCTGATGCAAATATAGTATTACTTTTTAATACACAAACTATTTATTAATTATTTTTAAATAATTTCTAGCCTCAATAACTTTCTCCCTTAGTCCCGCTATAATTTCGGGGTTATATTCTACCTCGAAAGTCTTTATCCGATACTTACTATCTATGCTAGTGTAATCCTGAGGCTCCTCGTAGCTTAATCCTTCGGGGGTGTTCATTAATACGTAGCATAAAATAGATTTACGTCTGCCCGTTAAATGCATATAGACTTGTAGCTGATAAAAATAATCTTTGTTAGGTATCTCGTCATCAAATAAAGGGAATGTAAAACAATCCCAGCTACTCTTAATATCGATAATTGTGTCGTCTAGGATTACGTCAGGAGTCCCACAAAAATAATTGTCTTCGAAGTACTCTTTGTTTTTCTCTGCAAATAGCCACCCTAATTCTGCGGACGCGTAGGCTATCGCGGCATCTTCTACCGCGTTACCTTTGTCTAGATATTTGCTTTTTATCTCCTTACGCACTCCGTAGATTTGAGATGTTAACCACTCTTGCAAGTGGGCTTTTGCGGTTTGGCTCAACACCTCGCCTTTTGAGCGAGGGTTAATAGCCAATTTGCCCGCAGACGAGGCTCTTTGCTTAAACTCCTTTAATTGCATCCTCGTATTTGTCCGCGTTTACTTTGCTGATAGCATAATGCTCTTTTACTTTAGATAAGGGCAAAGATTGGCTTACCGCTCTTAACCATGCCGCGTCGCCTTCATTTATCCACGCCTTATCTGTTTTCGCCTTTACCGCTTGACTTGCTAGGTTAGCGTCGTCATCCTCTGCCTGAAGTCCTAAAAGACTTTGCAAAGTGTAACGACGGTAATACGTAACTGCGGAGCCTAACTTCTGCGGGTCGTCTAGATTAGGCAAAGCGATTGAACTTGTAACGGTCTCGCCTGACTCGATGTCGATAATCTCCGACACCACCTCGCCTTTAATTATAGGCTGAAGTAATAGTAGACCATTTTTTTGTAGTAATGGCTCTACGTGCTTTAAAAGACCGTTAATGTCAAAATACTTTGATTTAAAGAAAGGATTTTTTTCGTCTTTAGAGATAGCTCCTACCTCTTTTTTGACTTCGTTTAATTTTTTGTATATGTTCATTGTTTTGCAAATATAGTATAAAGTTTAAATACTTTGGTTTATTTTAATTATTTTCAAATCGGTAGAGTCGAGTATAAACTCTTTTAAAATGTCCTCTGTGATAGCCACCTCTCTAATGTCGAACGCGTGTTCGTCGGTAGAATGCAAGACGTCAGCGTCTAAGCTATCCGCAGAATATATGTGGTATTCGTTTCGCTCAATAAAGCTATACAATTCGTCTCTCAGGATAGAGACTTCAAAATATGGCTGATATTGTTCTGCGATTCCCTCTTGTCTGTCCAGCACTAAAGCTATATAATACTCATCTTCCCACCCGATGTCCTCGATTTCGCAAGATTTAAGGATAACTTCTTTTAGTTTGTTTATCATAATAGTGTATTTTTGTTCTTTGTTTTGTTAATGTTAATTTAATTAAGGCTGCCCCTAGTGGGTGGCTTTTTTTATGTCCTCTACATACCGAGACAATGTCTCGCCTTTCTCATTTGCTGAGTGTATAGCTACCTCGATAATATCTATTAAAGCGTTTTTGTTGCTGCTAGAGACGTTTCTTTGTCTATTGATTACGCTATTAAGAGTATGTATACTAATCTCATGAATAGCCGCGATTGCATCCCTTTGATTTGTGGTAGTGTTATCCTTTATGGCTCTACTCATCTGTACAGAAAGTGTG